CCAGTAAACGCTATGCGTAAACTGGATTCTCTTCGTACATCTTGGTACGTGAGCTAAAAAATATTAAGCACCTTTTTTAACGATCATAACGCCGTTAGGGTCAAGGATTTTACCGTCAGCGATAAGAAGCGCCTTGTCTACGTATTGGTTTATGTCGTGATCCAACCAACGGTACATAGCCAGTTGCAAGTTGCTGTTGATTGCATAGTCGCCCAATTTGCAGAATACAGCAACGATGTCGTTTGTTGCAGCTGCTTCGTACGGAGTAATAACATCATCCTCAACTAGGATAACTTCGCGACCATTGAAACGCTCTTGCGGGCCGTCTGTGATGCCTTGGTTAACGCGTCCAACAGGTTGACCGTTAGCGTCTGTCATGCCGTCAATGTAACCCTCGAATGTGCCTGCCGCTGTGATGAACGAACCGCCAGCGCGGTAGGACAACGGAATTTTAGACCAGAATTTCTTTTTCCAGCCCTCCCAGCTTGCGAAATCAGCGGAAGACAATGTAATGATGTTTCCAGCCGGAACGCGTGGGTCAAGAGTGATTCCAAGCGGTTGGCCTGTGCCGGAACCTTTGATAATTGCAAGATCAATTGCTTTCGTCATTGCTTCAACAATCAGAGTGATAATTGTCGATTCGAAAGAAGCAAGCGTAACGGTGTCAGCCAGCAAAGAAGTTGCAACTTTGCACTCCAAACCGTAGTAGGAGAATTGAACCTTTGTGTTTGCTTGTACTTTTTGACGGTCAGAAGTTGGCGTTTCACCAATCCATGTCGCAGTAGGCTTGAGTGACAAGATAGGCACATCGACGCCGCCTTTAATGCCGAGCTTGCGAACGCGAGCGAAGATATGCCCGTATGTTTTCATTTGCTTGATAAGTTCGTCCAAAATCGTAGTCGGAACAACCGCAGCTGCATCAGTCACAGCGGTAAACGCATCAGAACGCGCTTCAAATCCAGCCGGAACCGCTTTGCCTGTTTTTGCAAACTGCATAAACGCTTGGCGGTATTCCATCGAAGCGAACTTGTCCGCTACATCGTCGTTAGCGCGTTGCTCTGGGTTAACAATAGGAACGCCCGAAGGAATCTTATTCATCAAAGCGTTCCGCGCTTCGATTGTTCCTTTTTCAGCCGTCAAAGCTTCAACCTCTGCTGTTAGTGCTGCAACATCAACTTGATCTGTGCCGGACAAAGCCGAGCGAATTTCCTGCATACGTGCTGCGATTTCTGCCAAACGTCCCATGAATAAAAAACCCCTCTCAAATTAACAAAATGTTTTAAGCAATAAAATAAGCCGTTGACGTTGTTCTGCGTCGGCGGCTTCTTGTCTTTCTTTTTCGGCTTCTGTTTCAAAGAAACTGCGGGCCGATATGGAAGTATCATCGTAAGCCGGAATTGACACGGCTGATACGTCATAAATCTTTTTGAATCGTACAATGGTACGCGTCCGGCTTGCTCGGTCATAACGTTCTTCGGCAACCGTGAAACGGAAGCTCATTTTCGTAACGTAACCACCGTCAATCTCTTCGTGAAGCTCACGACCTTCTTTGGTTCCGTGTAGTCGAGCTTTTATATGCAACCCTACGTTATCCGTTGTCAGGTCTAACGTGCCGTTGCTGTTACGCGCTAACACCTTGCCTGCATGATCGTAATTAAAAATCACGTCTGACATGTCAGCGCCATTGAAAGCGCCGGGGTCAATCACTTCCCTGTATTCAACGCCGTCAACCTCGAATAGAACTGTCGGACTATTGAATTTAGCAGCGTAACCCTCCGCAATAAGTTCCCGATTCCCAGCTTCGCCCATTGAACGGGCTTCAACGTCGAACCATCTAATCAGGCGTTCGTTGCTTATCGTCATTTTTGTCTTCACCCCCCTTCAGTGACGCGTCAGGCGGTTTGTTAACCTTGCCTAACTGATATTCGGAAGCCTTGTCCGCATCAATAAAGTTAAGGCTCATAATACGTTTCTCGCCACCCTCAATAGGTGGAAGATTGAACACCTCTAAACCCTGATTGATTGACATCATGCCACGGTCTACAAGCGTCTCAATGATCTTAACTTTCGTGTCATTCGATGCGTACTGTAGGCGGTTGGCTTCGAATAGAATTTCGTTGCCGTGTCCTTGTGCGCGATCCGAAAACACTTTAGCTGTGAACTCCATAGCGCATTGCAACCCGAACGGCTCAATCATCGACTCGTAAAACGCGTTCCATTCCTGCTCGGAATAGCTCGATTGAATGATTTTTTTGTTCATGCCGAAATAGTCGTTTACCTTTTCGGTCATAGCCGTCATTAACTTATCATCGATCATTTTAGGGTCTGTTTTAAGCTCTTGATATTCGGCTTTAGAATCCGTTGCAGCTACGCCGCCGTGATTCGATGCGTCCAAATAATCAGTTTTAAAAGCGTCCGTTTGTGCTTTCATATCTTCCGGCTTGAGCATGGAAGTGAATCGCAATATCCCCCGCAGGATAGCCGACGTTTTAACCGCGTTTTTCAGCCCTTGATTCGTTGCCGAAATGAGGTCGAGAATAGGCGTTAGAGCCGTTTTGTTTGACTCCCCGAACATATCATTTTTATAAAAGTGCCGCCGAATATGGATAACGTCAGTGTAAGGCGCGGCGTATTCGTTACCGTCATAGAAACGGAACTTAACAACCATTTCCCCGTTAACCTCGACAAGATCCACGCCGGAAGATATGAGCGGGTAAAATCCTTCGATGCGGTTCATTGCATCCCGGCGAACCCATACAAAAGAGTTGTTGTTCATGAGGTATTGAGTTCCCAACCTATAATAAAAGATATAAGCATTCATGAAACGGTTCGGCCTGTTCTGCAAAAGCCATTCAACTTCGGAATTTTTAACCTCTTGAATGCTCCCAGCAACCCGCCGTATATGCTTCGGCTTAAGCTTGCCGACATTCCGAGCGAACGCGTCAGCCGCAGCGCGTACCGTATCACTGTCGTAGGCTTCGCCGCTAAAGTCATAAAAGCTCGGTGTACTGTTCAACATCTGCATGTACGTATGATTGCGCGGCGCTTGCTTGCCGCCGAATATCATTTGGAACAATGAGCGTCTTTCCTTCTTCAATTTGTCACCCCCCTTCTGCAATGACGGACATTAAAACAATTTTTGGAGGTGTTCGTTGTATTCCACAATCCACGCAACAGGAATAGCCTTGCGCGCTTCGATATAGCGTTGAAAAGCTCCCTCTATTTCTTGAATCCGCAGTTCCAACCAAATTCGTTGCGGCGTTAAGCCTAACGGCGGTCTCTCAGCCATGTTATCCACCCTTCCTAAATCAATGCTTTGAAGTCCGTCATGTTCTCGTAAAGGATCGTGTAAGCGTCCAAAATAGAAAACGTACCATCTATACGCGCCCGCTGATTTTTACCCTTTATAGGCCGTATATTATCGTTATCGTCATGCTTAACGTTGGTGTTAGTCAGGTTCCAAAGCGTCAATTGATTGTTGTTGTAGTTAATCCGGTTACCCGCAAAATCTGCATGTATTTCCTTCATAGGCTGGCTCAATGTCAGCGCCCCTTGCCGGACTACGCGCATATCAAAGCCCATTTCCGTCATTTCATCAACCCAATATTTAGAGTCATGCGGATCGTATCCAATCCATACAGGCGTTATGCTGTATTCGTCATGCATTCGCTTAAACCATGCCGTAACGTCCTTATAATCAATCTTGTTGCCCATCGATAATGTCAGCCAGCCGCGTTCGTGGTAGTAATCGTATGGCACATTGTCCTCTTTAACCCGTTGCTCCAGCTTTTCTTCCGGCAGGAAATATTGCTGTATCGCATAGATAACGGGATCATTCGGCTTCATAACCAACAACGTAGCGCACGTTAAATCCGTTGTACTGGATAAATCCGCGCCGCCTACCGCGTAAGTGTTGCGTAAAAACTCTATGTCATAGGTCGCATCGTTGTAAGCTTCCTCATATGTCAGCCAAGCTTCCTCGGACGTTTCAGGAATGTTGAAATCCTTCGTCAAAAGGTTCTTGATTAGCAGCGGGTTAGCTTTCGCCTTTGCAACCTTTGTTTCTAGTT